AACGCTCTTGATCGGCCGACGAACCTGCGGCTTGCGCGGCCACGGATTGACCGTCAGCATGCCGCTACGCGGCTCGCCAGTCGTCGTGACACGCTTCGTGAGGATGCGCCTCACTGCCATTCGCTACCTCCTTCCCTTCCTGATCTTGACGCCGTTGTCGTGGAACCCGCGACCGTTCTCACGCTCGCGTCCTGACACGAGCCTGCCAAGCGGGTTCCGCTTCGGCTCGATCCTTGACTTGCCACCAACCGTGCCATACCTCTTGGCAGGGTTCTGGCGCACGATCCTGATGCCCACTAGCGCCTCCCTCTGATCGTGCTACGCGCGCCGCGCCTGCCAACCACGCCACGAGTGCGCATGATCTTGATCCCGTTGCGGCGCAGAACCGAACGCGGCGTCGAACCGATGGCTCCCACCGGCTGCTGGCTCGGATCACGGTTGAACGGACTGCCGTACGCCACTTGTCACCTTCCTTTTCTACGTCTGACGTTTGCGCGGGCGTGCGCTGCCGCGCGCTGCTTCGGGTTATTGCGTGTGCGCCCGCGCAACACGCTCTTACGCCTTCTGATCGACCTGGGCCTGCCTCTTTTCACTAGGACGGCTTTCCTGTGGCTGTAGCGACCGCACGACGCGCCACAGCCTTGCTGCCGCCACCATTCCCGTTGACGGGCTTAGGTGCAGGCTGCGTATCGCTCAGCGGCGCAGGCGGTGGGACGTCGAGCTTTACGTTGTTCTTGGCAAGCTGCTTCTCAGTGTCAGAGTCCGAGATTTCCGGGAACATCGTTGACAAGATTTGAATGACTGTCGGGTCAGCGATCCACTCGTGCTGAGCCGCGACATCAAGTGCCATGACGATCTGTTGGATCGCCTGACCCTTGCTGACAAGCGTATCGACGTTGACAGTCGGCCATGTTACACGAACAGTGACCGGCGACTGCCCCCTAGCTGCCAAGGCCATCTTGCAGAGCATGATGATTGGCAGGTTGAACATCTTACGCTTACGCTCGATCATCTTCTCGAACGTCTTGACAGAAGCGTCGTTCGGGTTGGCAGCGTCCATCTTGAGGAGCGCCCACTTCGGTGTCTCGCTCGCAATGGCGATGCAGTCGATCAGGAAGTCCAACAGTGTCTTGGAGTCACCAAGCACAGAAGTGGCTTCGATGAAGTCAGCGTCTTCCTCAGTGTTGAAGAAGAAGATTTCCTTGCCGCTCCAGGTAATCGACGCGCCAGCCTTGACAAGGCCAGTGTCGGGGTCGAGCACTTCCGGGTAGTTGTTGACCAGGAAGGTTGTCACATCCTTGAGCTTGAACTTCGCCTTTGGCACGGAGTGGTACTTGTGTGACTGGAGCGCCTGTGTCAGAACGTCGTGGAACGCCTTGATGAACGGCAGCACCGATTCAATGTCCGACTGACCGCCACCGATGGACGTGTCGTACTCGTTGTACGCCGTCCACACAGGAACGAACTTCCAAGGGTTCGTCGTCTTCCAACTGACAAGTTCCTTGTCGTCCGTCTTGTCAGAGAAGCGGTAGTCGTCCTGAGTGACAACTTCCAAGACTTCGTGCTCACTACCGCGCGGCAACGTACCGGCCAGCACTTCAGCATCAGTGCGCTCATCGATCCAGATGAAGTGCGTGAAGACGGCGCGCTCGATCAGGTCAGGATCGCTCGGGTCATACGTGATGTCCACAAGCTCAGGCGGCACAGTCTCCACGCGACCGTGGATGCGGTCATCCTCAGTGAAAAGCGGGTTGTCAAGCCTGGGCTGCCTGAAGCGAATGACCGCCTTCGAGTCACGAAGCGCCCCTGTGAACATCTGCTGTAGCGATTCGACCCAATGATCGTGGATCGCTTCGTTCAAGAAGGTGTCACGGTTGCCGTCGTCACTTGTCACGTACGGCATGTCCATGTACTCAACCCGAAGGTTGATGATCGGCTTGACGAATCCTGCACCGAGGTTGTAGTCAGGGTTGTCATTCCTGTAAAGGCTGCGAGCCAAGTCCCAATCGACTCGCGTGCTCATCACAGTGGGCTTGCCAAGAAGCCCATCCGAGAGGACTCCACGCAGAGCGGTCGCTGAACGCGAAATCGGGACTACTACTCTCGGCCACGTCCAAGGGAAGCTAGCCATGTGTTACCTCAGAGTCGGTGTGTTCCGCCGCAATTGACAAGAGTGCTTCCATGTGTTCTGCGGCGGCTGCCTGCACTTCGGGCGGTGCATCGCGGAGCTTTTCCACCAGACCAGTCTTGTCAGTGATGTCCACTTCAGAACGATCAGTGTTCTCGGTATGCACGACGGACTGAGACTTGTTGACCTTGGCAAGGCCGATGCGATCCAGCGCATCGTTGATCGTCTTGCGGCGAATCTCGTCGTCGTCAGTCTCACGAGCGATGTTGACAAGCATCTCGATCAACTCGATTGCGTAGCTCTTGAGGAGTGCCTGAGCGCCATCGACCTGATCTACGATGATCTTGGCAACCAACTCGTCCATCTTGGGATCATCGAACCACTTGCGTACGACAGTCTCGGACATGCCCACCGCCTCAGCGATGTACTTGAACGAGTAATCTCCCGCGCGCAGGTACGCGGCCTGCACACGGCGCGCAGCCTCAATGTCCGGCGGCAGCGCACCGCGTACCACGCGCGAGGAACGTGGGCCGCGCTTGTAGCGCGACACGATCTTGTCACGAGACTTTTCGAGTTCGGTCTTCTTAGCGCGAGGCATCAGATCAGCCCTCCTGCGGCTGCCAAGAGATTCCGCTCACTGCCGCTGAATACCATCGGTGTGTCAGACATCGTGGCGATGAGTCCAAACATGTCACTGTGATGCCAGTGGTCAGGCTTCTTGCCCTGAGCCTTCTTGCCAGGCTCGGCATTGCCATTGACCCACCGCGCAACCATGCGGTTCTGAAGATCGGGCTGCTCAACGCGAACCATTGCCAAGTGCTGAGCATAGAAGCCGTTGTAGCTGAGCTTGGGCATCCGCTCGCCAAGCTCGCGTGCGTCCCTTGGCAATTCTGTCTTGTTGTCAAGGTAGTTCTTGATGAGCGAGTCGAACGCCATCGTGCGGTCGATCAGCACGCGGCCTGACTCGCCCCATTTTGGCGTAGAGAAGTTGGCAGTGGCAGGCTGCTCGGGGCGATCCTTCTCGAAGCCCATCCAGAAACGCCCAGGGTACTTCTTGGCAAGTGCCTCGCAGTCTTCCTTGTCAGGATGCGCGTCACAGACTGCTACCCACCGCGAGTAACGCTGGAGCACTTCCTCATCCAGCACTGCCCACTTGCTCTTGGCACCATCCGCCTGGATCAGCCTGGCGTCAAGCAGACGCCTTCTGTCCTTGTTTACCGACCAGAGGGTGACATGCAGAACTTCCTGCCCTTGGTCGATGCCAAGATAGACAGCGCCCATCGGGATGAAGCCTCGCTCGTACGGCCCACGAGCCTTGTCCATCAACTCGGTCGTGAACTTGTCACCCGGCGATGAGTACGGCAGGCCGAGAGCCAAGTTGAAGAACTCCTTGAGCTTCTTGGAGTCGCGCTGGCCCTCGAAGTAGTTGACCAGCATGCCAAGCTGCGCATCTGCCAACGTCTTGGTCGGGCTGTTCAACTGCGTCAGGTGATAGCCACGAATCTCGTTCTGCGGCTCTAGCGGCACCCACTGGCCATCTGCATTGGCAGCGGCGCGCTCAGAGTCGGTGATCGGCTTGTGGCAGTGCTGGCAGCGGCACGAGTCCTTGCTGTCACTCACAGTCTCGCCCAGGTACGGCTGGATGTTCTCCTCGAATGACAAGACTTGCTTGCTACCGCAGTGCGGGCAGGGAATCCACCACTGCATCTGATCGCTCGCGGGGAAGCCGTTGTCCCTGTAGACGCCAAAGCCCTCCACGGTCGGCGTCGAAAGCTCGTACGTGCGCGCGATGAGAGAACCGTCCAGCCGCGCGAGCGCGTGAGGGATGTTGTCCTCGTTCATCTTGTCACGCTCATCGAAGACGATGAAGTCGGCCGGTGTCTCACGAAGCTCCGTCTCGATGTTCGTTCCACGGATCTTCCAGGCGACTCCCTCGATTGTCACCTTCTGCCCTCGGTTGTCAGTCTTACCGAAGCGTGACTTGACTGAAGGTGACGACTCCAGCACAGGATCGATACGTGACTGCACGAAGTCGTTGGTACCGGCTTTGAGCGGCAGCAAGTAGAGCGCCTTCCACAGTCTCACCGTGACAGCGTGAATTGTCTTGGCAAGGAAAGTGGTTGTCAGTCCAAGCTGCGCGCCCTTCGGCATGATGATCGACTTGGACTCGTCGCGGAGGATGTCGCGTTCGTACTCGCGCCCCCGCAAATCGAAAGGATGTGCGTCTACTATCAGCCTGTGTTGCGCGGCCCACTTGTCCGGCCATGCCAACGCCTGAATGGCCTCGGCTTCCGCCCGGCTGATGCCCTCAAATGCAGGGATTTCGTGTTCTGTGGTTGCCAAGACTGTGTGAAAAGCCCTCGGAATACGCTGAGTATATCCGCGAACCTATGTGACAAACAGAGTGGAGGGCGGCTTTCGCCGCCCTCCTGGCCCGAAACGCAGCACCGACGAAAGGCACTGGCATTCGGAAGATACCCGACCGCTCCTGGTTGTCAAACAGCTAGGTCTTGGCGCGCTTCTCCCTCTTGCGCTCGCGGGCGGCAGTCCGCCTCTCCTCGATCTGCTCAGGTGACTCAGGTTGGTACAGGTCTTTTCTTCTTGTCACTGTCTTCTCTGGACGCCCACGCATCGACGCACCGTGAAGGATGCTGTCACGATGCCGCAGTAGGTTGGCATCGCGCGCTCTCTTGAGCGCCACGAGGATCCGAGCAGCCGTCTTGCGCTGCACTCGTCGCGTGTGCCCGTTGATGAGCTTCCAGACGTGCTGCTGTGGGATGCCAATCTGCCGACCGGCCTCAGCCTTGCCAACGCGATTGACAAGCTCCTCAAGCGCGAACCGGACACGAGACAATGGCACCATGCGTTCGGAACCACTGCGGAACGCTTCGCACTCTTTGCACTCTGGACGCGGCTGCTTCTTGCCCTTGTATGTGCGCGTATAGAAGCCGTCATGCACGCGCACGTACCTGCCAGAGCGGTGGAGCGGCCCTGTGCAGAGCTTGTACTTGTCACCATCCATGATCTTGTAGTCCGCCCTACGTCGTGATGGCTTTCGTCTTACTTCTTGCGCTTCTTGCGCCTGGGGATCCTCTTGTTGTCGAAGTGATGCTTGCGCGCCCACGCCGCCCCTTTGACTGCGAAGGCCCATCTCTGCTGCTTCCTCGACTTGGCAGGCACTCATCTACCCCTGTCTCCGCCCTAGTGGTCGTGCGTGATATCGATGCGAACGCCGCGCTCGCTGATGCTTGGCATCTTGCGAGCCAAGTCCTCAGGCATCGAAAGCCAAAGCTCACGCACCTTCTTGGCAAACGGCTGAACGTGCTCGTGACTGTCACCGAGCCGACCGGCCGCGTCCATGTAGTTGTCCATCGCCGTCAGGAACTCGATGACCCACGGCCGATCACGGCCCACAAGCTCAAGCTCAGCACCGTGATCGTCCTTCAGCGTGTAGCTCTCACCGGCGACGATCACCTGTGTCATGCCGGGTGCAACCGATGCTACGTGTCCGAGCATTTCCATCTTGTCATCCTCCTTAGATGATTTGACCTTGCTCAATCCAGTCGTTCCACTCAACGATCAGACCAACAGCATGGGGTGTAGTACGAAAACCTGTGACAGTGCCAAGATCAATGCCACCAAGACGCAGAGGCTTACCCTGGCACGAGTCACCGAAGCTGAGAAGTGCCAAGTTCTGAGTGTCACCGGGCATGCTCTCCCACGTTGAGAACAGGTTTTCACCTTGCAGGTACAGGATCACTTTGCGCATCAGACTTCCTCCTGATCGTGACCCGCCCCCAATAGCCGTCCTTCGTGCCTTGTACCTCAACTCCGGGGTCTTCAACCTCCCACTCGCCACCTTCGCACTCGCGGTTGAAGCGTGCTGACTCGATGAGCATGTCTTGCACTTCGTTCCGCTCAGGGCCAGAGACTTCGATGCGGATGCGCGTAACCTGTAGCTTCTTGTCACTCATTTGCTGTCTGCACCTTGAATCCGTCGTGGTAGGGAGCGTCAGCGATCAGCACGACCGGCCCACGGAAGTCGTAGGAGCGCACGCCGAGGTAGCAGAAGCCCTCAGAGTCACCGATGGGCGGCACGATGCTGTTCGCTGGCACCTTCTTGATGTCATCGTCAGGTACCTGCCAAGGAGCGCCGCCGACGCTCTCAAGGATTGTCAGCCCCAGGCGATCAAGAGCGTCGATGCACTCGTCGCGCGTCGTGCCAATGCAGACGATGCTGAACTTGCTGACAACCTGAGTCACTTCACGAACTCCATCTCGCCACCAATAAGGGCAAGACGGAAGCCAGAAGCGCGAGCTACTGCCTGCGCAGCCTCCAATTGCTCAGGGGTGGTTGTCAATGCGCCACCATGAGGTTTCACTGAACAGTGAACGCGTGGGCTAAGACTGTCGTGGATGCCAACCGTGATGGAATGACTGATACCGGCTGCTTCTAATGCATCAGACACCCGCAGTGCATCTTTTCTTGTCATTCTGCCTCCTTTGAGTGCATGACCTTCCAGACATCGACGCCCATTGCGTGAAAAGACGCGATCATCTCCCACGTCTCAGGATTGCCGTCGTGATCGACACCGAGCATGATCGCTCGGTTGTCATTCTTGAGCACGAAGCGCATCATCTTCAGCTTGTTACCGAAGAAGCACCTTGGCAGAGACATGCGATCCGCCGTCATGTACCACAGCGGATCCATCGTGGCTACCAAGATCGGCTTGCGAATCGAGAACAGGGCATCCTGCCGCGTGCTCGCGCTCGTGTCACCTGTGCAAACGACGATCACAACCGCATCCAGGCGGAAAAGCCATGCCCATAAGTGCCAAGAACCTCACGGCGACGACACTTCTTGCAGTCACGACGAAGCGGGTTGAACGGGCCACGCTGGAAGAAATGCCAAGAATGCTTCAACCCGTCAAGGCATATGTCCGCGCGGCTCACTTGGCATCCTTCTTGTACTTCTTGCGCCGCTCCTGCCGACCGGCCTCAGTCTGAGCCAGTTGATCGGCCTCGATCTTCTTGTGCAGGCGATCCCACTCGCGGCCACTTGTCACTCCACGAGCCACGAGCACGTTGATCTGCTGCTGCGGCGTGCGCTCAGCACGAGCGGACTTGCGCTCCTCGGCCTCGGCCTGCCGGACGAGACGACGCTGCTCAGCACCATGCGACCTGAGTGTATGCGGCTTCGGCCGCTTCGGGTTGGCAACGGTCATCGTGCAACCGCCTGCATCGCCTTGGCATGGCCAACCAGCGCCTTGCCAAGATCGTTCATCAGATGGGCAGGCACGAACATGCCGACGAGCTTGTCACTGCCAGTGTCGGGATCGGTTGAGAACAGCAACCCCTTGTGGACAGCCTTCGCCCACACGACGTACGCGGCAGTGTGGATCTTCTCAAGCTCCTCGATTGTGTTGGCACCTGTATGCAGGTCGATGTTGGCTTGCTGTAC